TTAACTGTTTCTCTCAATAGAAGAAAGTTGCCCCACTGGACAATGTTTGTATAGAAGTTCATTATGTAAATATATCACAACTTATTTTAAATGTCAAGAGGTATTTGGTCTTCTTTCAATAATTCTTGTGCTGTGGCTGTTGGCGTGAAATGTTGATCAAGCATTTCTATACGATCGCTTGCTGCAGCCATCGTGTCTAACTCTTGTTGAATTGCCTCAACAATATCTGCGTGTTCACCAATACCAACACTTTGATTCATGTACACCAAAATATTTGTTTTGGCTCTTTCCAATTCACCTTCAGCATGCATTCTTGCTGCCTTTACTAATTGTGCACTCATACTCATTCGTTTTTCTCCTTAATTTCCACCACTACTCCAGTGTTCCATTTTTTTGCCTCAGTTTCTGCTTCTTCTTTTGTTTTGAAATATTTTGGATTAGAACCAGTAACCCAAGAATTGTTATCACTACTTTCACAAACATATTCGAGAGCATTAAATGGTTCAAACATTACTGCATATTTCATTATTTATTTTGTCCTTTTATTAAATTTATATTTCCAGATATTGATATACGTTCTTCATTGCACTCATAAAATGGATTAACCATGTGATGTAAGGATGATGGAAACATAACCATGTATCCACATATATCTTTTTCCATATTATAATTTAAATTTTTAATATTACCTAAAATATCGGTATATACAAAACTAAAATTTGAAATAGAATCTGTTGAATTAGAATTTTTAGCCAATGGAAGTTCTTTTTGTTCTGCATGACTTGTTGGTATTTTCATCCATATGACAAAACTAAATACACCTGCGTGATCGTGTATTGGATTAAACTCATGTTTTTTTTGAAAATTAACCCATAGAGTCTCTAAACCATAAACCCAATCATTACCTTTAAAAAAATGAGAAATTCTATGTTCTGGAATAAATTTTGATTGATATGTATCAACTATTTGTGGTAAAAAATTATAGAAATCAGCTAAAAGTGGACTTTCTCTATTTAGTTCATATGAGGCTTTTATGTTACCAGCTAGATTTGGTTTAAAATCTTTTTTTTCATTTTTTGATTCATCAATAAGTTTCCAAAAATTATCTATAATACCTTTTGATAGTTGAACCTCACACACACCTTGATTTGGTAAATGTTTTGTATATACTTCCATTTCTTTTTCTGTCTTAATTTCATTTTTCACTTTTCTCATTTTCATTTATATATCTTTCTTTGTTGTCACTAAAAATTTTCTTTGTGGATTTACCATAACATTAAGTTTATTCATTACAAATCTATTTAATAATACATCTGTACCTAATTCAGTTCTATCATCTAAACCAAACATAAATTCATATGTTGAACCAGAAAATGTTAAATTTAATTTTACAACATATCTTTCATCAACACCAGCTCCAGTTTGGGCTTTATATTCTTTTACTAACTTGGTGGTAATTGTTTTATCTTTACTAGTAAAAGTTATTTTATCACCAGACACTTTAATATTCTCAGCATGAAGCACTGATAATACTGAATTACCTGTATCAAACTTAGCAATCAATTCACCAAATGGTTCTATTTCAATAACTTCATGGTATCCACATTGACTAGGAACAGAATACCTTACATTTGGATTTAAAAAGTGTGTTAGTACTTCTTTAGAAATATTAATATTATTTGCTTCTTCAATACCATCAGTTCCTGGCGAACTATTTACCTCTAATATACTTGGTGGATTTTTTTCTCTATTTTTTGATGGTATAAAATCAACTGCAGTAAACATACCATCTACAGCTTTGGCTGCAAGTAAACATTGTTGTTCTTCCAGAGGTGTTAGTTTAAATGATGAAACACTTCCACCTTGAGAATAATTTGATCTAAAATCACCCTCTACAACATCTCTTCTCATTGTTGCTAAAACACGGCCATCTAATACTATGACACGAACATCAAAGTCTGTTTTAATATATTCTTGAATTAATAAGTCACTATCTTCATCAGTTTTATATACAAGTTGTACAATGGCATCTAAAGATTTTTTAGACTCTATAAACAAAACACCTACCCCTTTGGAGCCTCTTAGTGTTTTCATAATAATAGGAAACTTTGTATCTAATCTTTCTAGTGATACATCTACCATTTCTTTGTTTGGAATTAAAATTGTTTTTGGTTGGGTTAAACCATAGTCTTTTAATCTAACATAGTTACGATATTTATCAGCACAGATATTAATAGTCGTTCTATTATTTACTACACAATATCCTAATCTTTCAAACTCAGAAATTAAATCTAAATGACTATCTTTAGTTGGTGTTCCTCTAACAAAAATAATAGTGTCAGAAGAATTAACTTGAAAACCTTTATCATCATCCATAGCATGTATAAAATGATTACCATCATCATATCTTAGAGTAGCACCATTAAATTGGACGGTGGTATTTTGTAATCCAAGTTTAGTTGCTTCTTTTGCTAACTTCTTTGAAGTTATAGACTTATCGCCATGTTCAACAGTGAGAATTACAACTTTATACTTTTCATCTTTTTCTTCAGATATAAATGACTTGAAAGCTTCCAAAACTAACCCTCTCGTTTTTTCCCTATGTTGTATTTAGTTTCAAGTATCCACTCATTTTTTTCTTTAAATGAAATTATTTTAATTTGACTTAATGGAGCTATTGGATCAGTGTCACCTTTTATTTCTACTAAACCCCAATCACCTAATAAGGTTGCAATTCTATTACGTCTTGCAATATCATTTTCTGATAAGTTTGTTTGTTTTCCATCAAGTGCAAATAATTCTTTAAAATGTACAATAAAGTATTTTCCCTGCTTATGTAAAATATGACAGGACTGATATAGTTTTCTCTCTTTTCTAGAAGCTACACCAATACGAGATAATGTCTCTCGTATTTTTAAAAAATCATCTGGTTCTTTCAAAACCACTTCAAGCATTTGCTCTTGTGTCCAATTAATGTTTTCCATTTCTACCACCTTTACTCAAGCTATCTTTGATAGCCTTTATCTGATCATCATCAAGTATATCAAGAGCAGACTTTGCTTTCTCATTTGAGTATCCATAATACTCTTTAACATACTCTAGATTCGTTACTTTGTTCGCCTTCATCCACGGCGTATATCTTTTCCGCGGTCTAATACTATTTAGGAAAAAGTCGAATTGTAACTTGTTATCTAGGTGGTTTCTAATATTCATTTCATTAACAAGCATAATAGTATCTGGAAAAGGTGCCAAACACTTATTAACAATAAAGGGTGGATATTTCTTTTCCCACATTTCATCATCAGTATCCATAAGATTTTTCTTCTCATGGTTTATTGCATTTAGATAATCTTTTAATTCATAACTCATTTGAATTTTACCTGCCCCATCAATTCTGTCATACAGGCAAGTAGATTTATTTCTTGATCTGAGACAAAGGCTGATTTATAGGAATAATCAGCAAGAATAACAACAGCATGGGGAATAGTAGAACCATCAAGAAAATCATAAAGACTGTCATATACACGCCTAAAAATGCGGACAGGATCATTGTCCAGATTTTGTACAATCCATTTACGAACATTAGTAAACTCCTTTTCTCTCAAAGAATGCATGAGTTCTTTTATATTAGAGTCAGCTATATTTACCAAGATGCCAGCATCAATTTGACCAGATGCAGAATATCTTTGTAGTTCATTTAAAACTCTACGCCAATCTGGAAAGAATTTATTTAAAAGTTCAGCAACAGCCTTTGGATCAAACTCAACATTTTCTTGGTTGAGAATAGATTGAACTCTTAGAAAAAAATCTTGAGCAAGTTTTGGTTTTTGTTCTTTTGGAATAATAAAATCAATAATACTACAACGAGAATGTAGTGGTGGTATCAATCTATTTTTATAATTACAAGTTAAAATAAATCCACAGTTTTTGTGGAACTCTTCCATAAAACCACGAAGTGCTGGTTGAGTAGATTGAGCATTTAAATAATCTGCCTCGTCCAAGATAATATATTTACGACCACCTTCAAGAGAAACAGTAGATGCAAAGTTTTTAATTTTAGTTCTAAGTATATCTATACCAGACTCTTCAGAGCCATTTATCATCATATACGTTGCACCAATTTCATCTAACATGGCTTTGGCAACAGTAGTTTTACCTACGCCAGGGCCACCTGATAAAATTAGATTTGGTATGTGTTTGTCATTAACAAATTCAGTAAATGTTTTCTTTAGATCATCTGGTAAAATACAGTCACGAATAGCGTTTGGGCGGTATTTTTCCACCCACAAAAAAGTTTTCATAATATAAAATTCCTAAGTTAAACTGTATAAGTTGATTCAGGTTCAAGTGCAATCCAATACTCAACTGGTGAACTTTTGTTAGTGTAGTGACTAATATTCTTTGATGATATTTCTACATCATAAGAACCATCAAGTAGTTTCATATTTTCTACTTTAAAGTAAAAATTAAATTCACCATCACCATTTGTATCAACATCAAGAGAATAGTTATTTGCAGTATCATTTTTTTTATCTTTAACTGTAAGAGAACTACCACTACCATTCTTTTCTAAAACCATATCTGGTGCACCGATAACACCAGCAGCTCTTTTTAGTTTTGATAAATCATCATTTGTCATTGTAAATGTAACTTCTTGAGAAGGCATAGTAATCATTTTACTAGGACTTGTCACAACTGATGGATCAGAATAAAAATACTTTAAAGAGTTTGAACTATTATTTTCTTCTGTTATCATAACATGATTTTCGTAAAACTCTAATACAGGACTTGTAAATAAAGACAAGGATGCAAGGAACTCATTCAAGTCATAGATTGCAACCTCTTGAGGAAATGTTTCCTCTACGTCTGCTTTTGCAACAATATTTTTCATTGCAGACATTGTTGATATTGTATTACCTTCTTTAATCACTAAGTTTTGATTAATAGTAGCAAAGTTTTTCAATACCAAAGTAGTATGATTACTTAATTTCATTTTTCACTTTTCTCCATTTCATTTATATGTAATGCTATTATACCATAATGTATTACTTTTAACAAGTCATTTCTGTCCTTGCCGTTCTTTTTTCCATATCTTTGTGCATACTTTAGTATGTTACCGATACAAAATCCTTCACCATGACCACTATCTATGATAAACTCTGTAGCTTGGAACTTGTCCTTACTGTAATGTGCATCATAAGTTGAGTCTATATACTTCTTTAATTCTTTTAAAGCAGTATCTTCATTATATTTGTATTTCATTCAAACTCCATAATTAAAAGATATACTAATTCTTTGTTGTTCACTTCTAGAACCATCCACTGAGTGTTTTACCCAAGATGGAAATATTAGTACTTTTCCACTTTCTGGTTTATAAGATGCCTTTTCACCAGTAACATTAGTATAATCTTCTTGTGGCGGTAAAAAATACTGTATATCATCTTGTCTAAAAAAATTAATATTTCCCATATTTTCATCAGGAACATCTACATAAAAAACACCACTTAATACTGATCCGCGATGATTATGTAAAGTATTATAATCACCAAAACCATTTACATTACACCAA